GGCGGGGCGGATGACATTCACGGCTCAACTCTCTGGTATCTCACCCAGAACAGCGGGGTAACGAAGCCCGTCACGCTGATAAACCAGCAGCCAATCGTCTACATGCAGACGCTGGCGGGCGCATCACTGAGCATTAACCTGAGCGCGGCGCAGTCCGTGAGCGGGACGATACTGTATTACGTGGAATAAAAAACCCAACAGGAGGCAACAGATGGACGATGTAAATACCCAAAATGCCAATCCCGGCGATGGCGGGGACACGACACAGCAGCAGGGCGCTCAAACGCAAACATTGGGATGGAAGACGGAATTGCCCGAAGCCATGAGGGGCCATGAGGCGTTTGCGAACTATCAGACGAAGAATGACCTCTGGAACGGTCATATCGAACTGACGGGGAAGATCAAGGACCTCGAAGGCAGAGTGGCAAACAGCATCCCGAAACTTGGCGAGAACGCCACGGACGAAGAAAGGGCGGCTTACCGGGCCGCAATCGGTGTGCCCGAGAAGGCGGAGGACTACGAAATTGAACTGGCGGAGGGCATGGACAATACGCTTGCCCCGTGGTTCAAGGGCGTGGCCCATCAGCTCGGCATACCGAAAGAGATTGCAAAAGGACTGTCCGCCGCATGGAACGGCATGATCACGCAGATGGCGAAGGCGGACAAAGACGCAGCAATAAAGGCACATGACGAGGCCCTTACCGAACTCAAGAAACTGTGGGGACCGGACGCCGAGAAGAACGCCGAGACGGTGAAGCAGGGGTACAAGTTCTTCGGGGACAACCCCGTGCTCAACGACCTGTTGCAGGCGGAAATCACCATCGGGGACAGGAAGGTTAAGGTCGGGAATCACCCCGGCATGGTCAACCTGATCCTTGAGATCGGCAAGAAGGTGACACCCGACAGCACGGTACAGGGAGGGCCGGGACATGGTCAGCCCGTCAATAACGGAATCATCCAGTACGACTGGAACAAAACTTCAGGAGGATAACCATGAGCGAAGTTGATCTCGGAGGTGTATACACCCTCGTTGATTTGATGAAAATGATCGGAGCGGACGGCAAGGCTCTCACCTGTGCGCAGACACTGGCACGGAAGAACCCCATTGTCCGTGAAGTACCCATACTCGAAGCGAACCAGGCATTAACGCACATCGGCAACCGGCAGGCTTCACTTCCCACGGTAGGCAAACGCGCCCTCAATGACGGCGTTACCACGTCCGCTCACAAGGAAGTGCCCGTTACCGCGCCCATGTCTCTCTTTGAGGCATTGAGCAAGGTTGACGAGGAAATAATCAAACTCGCAGGCAGCGCGAGAGACGCGGTGAGAACCCGCAAGGACATGGCCTTTGTCGAGGCAATGGCGCAGGCCGTAGCGGATGAAATCATTTATGGCTCCATCGGTGACGATGCGCTTGGCTTCAACGGCCTTGCGACACTTTTTAACAGTTCCACTGAATACCCCAACGGCGATTCAAGCTGGTACTACAACGTCCAGTTGGGCGGCGGCGGCGGCTCCGACACGACCTCCATATGGGTCGCGGAGTGGGGTCCTGAGAAAGCGCACCTCATCTATCCCAAGGGGACGATGGCGGGTCTTGAGATCACGGACAAGGGACTGCAGAAGGTATCGGGCATCACGTCCGGCACGGAGTTCTTCGCGTGGATGACTCAGTTCAAGTGGAGAGTCGGCCTGTACGTGCAGGACGAAAGATGCATCCAGCGTATCGCCAACATCGAGACATCGGGTTCCGAGCACACTTTTGATGACGATATGCTCATCACGGCCCTGAACAGACTCCCCGACATGGGAGAGAACCCGTTCACCCGCATCTATGTCAACCGGACTATCCGCACCCAGATGGACATCAGGGTTAAGGATAAGAATAACGTCAACTACAACACCGTTGCAGACGCATTCGGCAAGCCGGTCCTGTATTTCAGGGGCGTACCCGTTCAGGTGTGCGACGCTATCCTGAACAACGAAACGGCCATTTCTTAAGGAGGCATGACATGGGATACATTGACGCAAAACTTTACCTGTCCACAAACCAGGCGATAGCCGGGGGCACCGATGCCATAAGCGAGAACACCCTTGACACGGAAGTCACCTATCCCGGATGGGAGAAGGGACAGCCCGCCGCCGTGGTGATCCAGGTCGAAAAGACCGGCACGGGCACGACTGGCTTCAACTTCATCGTCGTCAACCACTCCGCCGTACCGACTGACGGCACCTACGAGATAGCCCGCATGAAAGTGGCGATTGGAAGCGTCGTCAAGGGCGCACGGTTTATCATTCCCCTTCCCGCAGGCGTGGATCTCAAGCGGCACCTTGCCCTGTACTTCGACTGTGTGAACAACGACGAAACCGGCACATTCACGGCGTTTGTGTTGCCGATGCCGAACTAGGAGGACACTGTGGCGAGATATGTTTGCACTGACAAATGTTTTCACAACGGCAGCCTGTACCGCAAAGGGCAGATAGCCGTATTCGGTGATGATTTCCCGAAGGACAAAGATGGGAACATCAGACACTTCGTCCCCGCCGATCAGGTTGTTGCAGAACCTGAACCCGCTAAAAAGAAGGGCGTAAGGGTCAACGGGAAAGAAACGCCGGCGGAATAGTTCAACCGGGGGGGGGCGAAAGTCCCCCTTCCTTAACAGGAGGCACCTTTGGCATACTCGCAGGTCGGAATTGTAAACCTATCGCTCATCCGGGCAAAGTCCACCACCATATCGGCCATGACCGACAACTCCGTGGCGGCGCGGACGGCCTCCGCCGTGTGGGATTATGTCCGCGACGAGGTGTTATCATCGGGCGTGCCGTGGAACTTTGCGAAAGACACAGAAATACTCGCTCAGGATTCAACAACCCCCGATGACTACGATTACCGGTACGCGAAACCGGCATCATGCTTGAAGATACTGAGCGTCAAACAGGAAGGCTCGCCTGTCCCCTTCGTCGAGCGCGGGGACTACCTCTATTCGGACGTGGACAATTCGGCCTATGACATTATCATCGAGTACATAACAGTCATCAGCGACTATTCCAAGTGGCCGCCGTTGTTCGTCAACGCCTTTGCCTACCGCATGGCTGCGGAACTCGGGGCCAAGCTGGAATCCATCGACGTAAACGCCATGCTGCAGAAGTACCTTATGGCTTTGCAGGACGCTATGGGCCACAATCAGGCACAGGACTACATCGAGGATGACCCGGAAGGTTCGGGCGCATGGGTCACGGCGGGGAGGTCATAGGTGGCGAAAACCCGCGTCGTGCTCAACCGGTTCAACTCGGGAGAATTTTCGGGCAAGATGGATGCCCTCGTCGATTACCAGCGGTACTACAATGCCTGCCGGATAATGGAAAACGCCATACCCATTCCACAGGGTGGGGCAATGAGGCGGCCCGGCACGTACTATGTCGGGGCAATGGCGGACTCGACGAAGAAGGGCAAACTCGCGCCCTTCCACTTCTCCACGGTTCAGGCATACGTCCTTGAGTTCGGCAACTACACGCTCAGGTTCTACAAGGACGGCGGGCAGATAGTCATGGCCTATGCGGCATGGCAGACGACGACAGCCTACGCCATAGGCGCTCTCGTTACGGAGAGCGGGCACTATTACCGATGCCGGATAGCGCACACCTCCGGGACATTCGCAACCGATCTGGCGGCCCTCAAGTGGGAAGAGACGGCGGGAGCGTCCGATCTCGCGTATGAGATACCGACCGACTACGCCGAAGCCGACCTGTACGATCTGAAATTCACGCCCTCGAATGACGTTCTGTACATCCTCCATCCCTCGTATCCCCCGGCGAAGCTCACCCGGACGGGACACACCGCATGGACATTGGCGGATGTCACCTTTACCTTTGACGACCCAGAGACCATCACCGGGGCAACGCAGGCCAACCCCTGCGTTCTCACCGTCACGGGCCACGGGTTCGAGGCGGGCGACGAGGTGATAGTTGAAAGCATCGCCGGTATGACACAACTCAATAACCGGCTGTTCAGGGTATCGGCCCCTGCCACCAACACGCTTGCGCTGAAAGGCGTGGATTCTTCGGGCTACGGGGCGTATTCATCGGGCGGTACTATCACGCGCAACCCCTATATCGGACAGGCAAAGACCATCACGGGGATAACAAAAGCCAATCCCGCTGTCGTGTCCTGTGCCGATCACGGATACCCCGACGGGACAGTGGTTCTCGTCCGGGATGTGGGCGGCATGACCGAGGTGAACGATCGGATATTCACAACAGCCAACGCTACCGATGACACGTTTGAACTGTCGGGCGTGGATTCATCCGGGTACACCACGTTCACAACCGGCGGGATTGTTCGGGCAAAACCCTTCACGGCCACTAACGAATACCCGTCATGCGGATGTTTTTTTGAGCAACGGCTCCTTCTGGCACTCAACCAGACTGTATGGGGCTCACGTACCGGCGACTACGAGAACTTTCAGGCAGGCACCCTCGACGATCACGCTTTCTCGTACATAATTGCGTCGGACAAGGTTGACACCATCCAGTGGATGATAGCGCAGGACTACTGCATGTTGGGGACGGCAGGCGGTATCTGGCGGCTCTCCGGAGCGGGTGACGACCCCATTACACCGTCATCGGTCAATTGCAGGAAACAGACGGGTTTCGGGGTGACGGGGATAGAGCCCGAGATGGTGGATGACACCATTCTCTTCATCCAGCGGGGCGGCAGGCGCGTTCAGGAGCTTGGCTACTCCCTTGAGAAGGACGGGTATATCGCCAATGACATGAGCGTGCTTGCCGACCACATAGCCAAGGGTGCGACGCAGGCGACGAGCGGGATATCCGACGTTGACTATCAGGCGGAACCCTTCTCCATATTCTGGGGCGTTCGCAGGGACGGACAGCTTTTGGGCTTCATACGCAACCGGGCGCAACAGGTGGCGGGATGGTGCCGTATCGTCACTGGCAGGGCATCGTCCGTCGCCACGGACACCGTTGAGTCTGTGGTATCGACTGAGACGGAAAGCGGGGAAAGCGTTGTCTTAACGCTCACCCGGACGCCGGCAAACCCCGCTGTCGATTCATGGGACGAGATAGAGTCCGTGGCCGTCATCACCAATGAGAGCGAAGAGGATCAGGTATGGGTATCGGTCAAGAGGACAATCGACGGCTCGACGGTCCGGTACATCGAATACTTCAAGCCCCATGAGTTCTTTTCATCCCTGCCAAACTATTTCGGCGTTGACTCCGGCCTTACCTTTGACGGGGGGGATGCGGTCGCAATAACGGGCATCACCCGTGCCGACCCCGCCGTGGTGTCAGCGGCCGGTCATTCCTTCGTCGATGGTCAGAAGATACGCATCATCGGCGTTGAGGGGATGGCCGAGGTGAATCAGGGGCTTACCGAGGCGTACACGGTAGCCAACAAGACCGACGATACCTTTGAACTCTCCGGGATAGATTCCAGCGCGTGGACGGCCTATACATCCGGGGGCACGGCGCGGGTTGTCACGAACACCATCACCGGACTCGAACACCTCGAGGGCAAGACTGTCGATATCCTGATGGACGGGGCGCGTCACCCTGCGTCTGTCGTCGCATCGGGCGCGGTGTCCCTGTCCTGGTACGGCAACCTTATCCATGCGGGCCTTCCCTATGCGCCTATCGTTCAGCCGATGAAGGCGGAGGTCAGCACGGATTCCGGCTCGTCCATCGGCAAGAAGAAAAGGATATTCAAGCTCGGCGTTCGTTTCTTCGAGTCCTTCGGGTGCCTGTGGGGGCCGGATAAGGACAAGCTCGATATCGTTCCCTTCGGCGACGGTCAGACCCCGGAACTATTCACCGGCGACATGGAGTACCCTTTCGACGGGCCGATAGACACAGCAGGGGATATCTACATCACGCAGTCCGGGCCTTTCCCTATGACGATACTGGCGATCATCGCCGACATGGAGGTCTTTTGAACGTAAGGAGAGCGACGGTAGAGGATAGGGAGTTCGTGACCCGCGTGTATACGTCACCCGACATATGGGACAGGGTGAGCGACGATTTCACGCCCGGCAGGGACGTTATCGACCTTACGGACGCGCTGAGAAACCCGAACGTCTACATTCTCATCCCCGATAACATAGGGGTGTTCATGTATCACCCCTTGAACACCGTTCTGTACCAGACCCATGCCTCCGTCCTTCCCGAGTTCCGCGGCAAGAAGGCGCTGGAAGGCGGACGCGCCACGGGGATGTGGATGTACCGGAACACCCTGTGCAGGAAGGTGATCTGCCTGATACCCCACAAGAACTATCAGGCCATGATATTCGCCCGGTCTCTCGGGTTTCACAAGGAAGGCGTTCTGACGAAATCCATAATGAAGCACGGCGAACTGGTGGATCTGCACTGCTACGGCATAGAGAGGGGTGACGAATGAGCGGACTTGAAGTCCTGTTTGGAATGGGAGCTGCGGGCGCGGCCACAGGTGGAACTGCGGCGGCCTTCGGCGGCGCGACAGCCGGGGCGTCGATCCTCGGGGGAAGCATAGGCGCGGCGGCACTTCCTACCGTGGGCGCAGGCATAGGATTAGGCTCTGTTGCGGCAGGCGGGGGGACACTGGCGGCTATCGGCTCCGGGGTAATGTCCGTTTTGCCCTTCGCGTCAATGGCACTGACAGGGATAAGCTCCGTAATGGGCTCAAAGGCGCAGACGCAATCAGGCTACGCGGCGCTTCAAGCAGCGGAGTACAACGCGCAGGTGAACGAGTACAACGCGAAGATGCTGGAAGATCAGGCGGAGGCCGTCAAACTGTCCACGAACTACAAGGTGCAGCAGGAGGCGAAGGAGCACAGGCGCTTCCTGTCCTTCCAGAAATCCCGCTATGCGAAGGCGGGCGTTGTCATCGATTCAGGCTCACCCCTTCTTAACCTCAATGAGACGGCCTATCTGTCCGCCATGGACAGGTTTATGACGGGGTACGCGGGTGATCTTGAATCGACCTCCCTCAAGAACAAGGCGAACATCCTGAGAAGCAACGCCGGGTTTGCCCGCTATCAGGGGGACGTGGCGAAGAGCACGGCCGATTATTCCGCGACGGGAACGCTCCTGTCCGGTCTGGGTAAGATGGGGAGTACATATTTCAGCAAGAACGGCAGTTATCGGGACTATTTTGGATAGGGGGATAGATGCCTAGAATACCGCAGTTTCAGCCTCAGGTCGGTATGCCCGCAGGGACGGGACAGGCACCCGTCAATGAGCGCCCCTTTGTCGATCCCAACGCGGGCGAGGCGAGGATGTGGGGACAGGTGGCCGACGCATCAACCGATCTCGGAAAGAGGATAGCGGACTATAACCACTACGAGAGGCGGGCGCAGGAGAGCGTCGAGGCGTTGAGGCTCGAAAACCAGTTCCGCACGGACGTTGATTCCTACCTGTCAACATTCAAGGAGCGGAACGACTACGATAATTTCGAGGGTGAGGCGAAGGAGTTTCTTACCCAGACGTGGAACAAATACAGCGAACAGGCATCGTCGCCCGCCGTCAAGATGGCACTGGAAAAGATGTACCTCAATGCGTCCTTCCAGTCGCAGGTGTTCATCCGGGCCCGGAAGGCACAGGCAATCGTTGAGACCGGCGAGGCGGAACACGGCATACTGAGAGACAACGCTATCAAGATGTGGGTCGGGGCAGACCCAGCCTACCGTCCGATAATCGCCAAGGGTTACGAGATGAAGGTCAGGGAATTTGCCGACCGGCAGGTGTTCTCTCTCGGCAAGGCAGAGGAATTTATCAGGACGTTCAACAGCACCGCG